AGCTGCCGACAGTCTAATTCTGGAGCGTGAGCGTGCTGGCCGCCAGGGAGAAGGTGCCGTTGCTGGTGGTGATGTTGCTGTTGAAGTCGTTGTAGGCAACCAGCTCATCAGCACTTGCTAGTCCGCCGCGGGATTTGTAATACACCGCGCCGCGTGCGGTGATGGTGCTGCTGGTCCAGGAAACCGCTGCAAACTGAATGGTCACCTTGTCGTTAGCGGTGTCCTTGGTGACAGTGACAGGCACGCTGATGCCACCAGCGGTGTAGCCAGTGCCGCTGACTTCGTTGGTGACGGCAGAGCGCTTGAGGTCGGTGTCCTTGTCCGCGTTGTAGGACGAGGAGACCAGCATCACTTTGAAACTGTCGGTGTCGAAATCGATGGCGTTGCGCGCCATGTCATCGATACAGGAGTTGTAGACGAAGGAAGCCATCAGGGTGCAGGCGGCTGCGGCCAGGTGATGTCAAACGGGTTGGCAGCATCGGCCAGGTCGCGCAGGGCCTGGCGGTAGGCGGCCCAGGCGTCACGATCGGCGCCGAGGTCGTAGTCGGTGATCTGCGTCCAGTCGCTGGCCTTGAGTAGCTCGATGCGCCGTTCGCGAACCTTGGCGTGCTGCGTTTGCAGCTCATCGAAGGAGTAGGGGCGCACGATGTACTCAAGCGCCTCGCCGTCCCAGTCGATGGTTTCCAGCTTGGGGTTGCACTCGGGGCGCTCGTAAGGGCCGCTGTAACCGGCACGCTCCAGCTCGTCAGGCGTGAAGGTGCTGGCGTCCGTGCGGGTGCTGCCGTCCGCAAAGCGGATGCGGTGGGGGAGGGGTGCTGGAAGGGTGGCGTTGTGGGAGTAGAGCATGGTCAGACCAGCGTGATGCCCCATTTAGAAGCAAGCGCGTTTTGTACTACTGCCCGATCACCGCTGCCCAATACGGAAGAGAAGCAGACAACTTCAGCGATCAGGCCGCGCCAGCCACGGTTGCCGTTTCCGCGATCCCTTCCAATTTGGAATCCTCCGGTAGTTCCAGTGATGGCCCCACGCGTATCAAGCATTCGCAAGATGCAAGGGCTTGCAATTTCTGCAAACACATTGGAGTATCTATCTGTTGTGCCACCATTCAAAAAGACTCGATCTATGTAGTAGTCTCCGCCAAGTGGCCCCTCAAAGCCTGTACCTGACCCGTTCATCATGATTGTCTTGGCAACGTCTGTATAGCTACCAAGCAATCCTGAGTTTGTAATGCTGCTGGTCTCGCTGCTGTCTGCTACGCAGTAGATTTCTTCAACGGTAAAACCTGTTGTATCGGTATTGCGCAAGTAGTTGCTATGAGCACTGGTGCCCCAATCTGACACCTTGTAGCCGTTGATTGTTGTCGCGTAGGTTGGTCCGGTAGCACTGGCTGTCAGTGTACGGCCAAGGCTTCCTTTGTCTGTAATCTGCGTAATCTGTCCGCTTGATGTTGTGACAGTTGACTCATCTGCGAAGTCATACCAGAGAACTGGATTTAGCCCGGCAATACCTCCAGAAATTGGCCAGATTGCTGCACGCTTGGCCACGCTCTGCTCATTCTGAAACCACAGCCCCGATGCGGTGCTGCCTGTCGGCGTGCGCCTGACGCCCATCAATCCGCCGTTAAAGCCAAGCATCAGCTGATGTCCTCGTAGGAGATGACCAGCTCTAGGTCGCCGGCAGCGCTGGCCTGTGCGCGGAGGCTGTGCCCTTCCTCCAGGTAGATGTAAGCCTCGCGGGTCACCAGCACCTGAGTGGCATCCGCTGGCACGGCGATGGTCTTGCCGATAGCGAAGCCGGTGGTGCCGTTGTAATGCTCCAGGCTGATGTCAGCTGCGCTGGTGCCATCCACGTTGGCGCAGTACACCGAGTTGATTTTCAGCACCTTGCCGCTGCTGCCAGCGTTGCTCAGCGCTGCAGCCATCGAGGTGGTGACGGCATAACCCACGGTCTTGCCGGTGACCGTCGTGACTGACGATCCACTTTTGATGTTCGGTGCTGCCATGGATCAGCGCCAGTCGGTGTACAGGTCTTCGCTCCAGTATAGGAACGCGGCAAAGCCATCATCATCTGTGCCGCCAGTAGCCGCCCCAGCGGCCCACGCCACATTCACTACCAGGTCGATCTCGCCGGTCTGCGTTGCAGCGCCAGCAATCCAGATCACATTCACGCCAAGCTCGAAGCCAGGCAGCGGCTCAATGCTCGGCAGCCATGTGCCATCCGTCACCAGCGACACGGTGGTGTCCACGTACCCACCACGCTTCTGCGACTCCCCTGGTGGCTCCTGGTAACGCCAGCGCATTCCAGCTGGCACGATGTTGGACACGCTTGACTGGCCTGCCCAGATCTCAGCCGGCAGGAGGAAGCTGACGAATGAACCCTGCTGCCCGCGGTAGTGATCGCGGATGCTGGCCATCTCGGCCTGGGTCAGGTTCTCATAGCTCAGCTCCATGGTGAGGTTGCTGACACGGCTGCTGTGCAGGAACTTCACCTGCCCGCCACCAAAGCCAACCTCACGCGAGACGGCAAAGCGGCCCATGCTGTAACCGCGGCCGGTTGGCGTCAGTGTTGGGTATGACGCTGTGGTGACCGCGCCATAGAGGAATGGCTCCTGCGGCTGCCAGTCCCATTCCTCCCAGAATGTGGCCATCAGTTCGACAGCGTGATCACGCTGGTGCTGACGCTGAAGGTGCCGCCGGAGGAAACCACCTCGCCGCTGAAGTCCAGGTAGGCGATCAGCTCATCAGCACTGCTCGCACCACCGCGCGCTTTGTAGATCACGCCGCCTGCAGTTGTAAACGTGGCTGATGGCCACGACACCGACGAGAAGGTGAGGATCTTCTTGTTGGTGTCGTTGGTGATGGTGCAGGTGGTGGCGTTGCCGCCAGCGGTGTAGCCAGTGCCGCTGATCTCGCTGCTCACATCATTGCGCCGGTCGTGCCCGTCCTTGCTGGCCGTGTAGCCGACGCCAACCAGCAACAGCTTGAAGCTGTCAACCGCAAAATCCAGATCACCGTTGACCAGATCAGTCAGCACCGAGTTGTAGACAAAGGAAGCCATGGCACCCCTTTACGCTCAGGCTAGCGACATCTTCAGCACTGAAGGCGAGAACTTCGGATAGAAGTAGCCTGCCGATGGTGGCGTGATCAGTTCGCCAAAGTCAATCATAAATAATGCATACATGTTTTTGTAATCGTTTGTGCCACGAACTGTGTTCATGCAAACAATCATGGATCTTGCAGCCAAGCTGCTGGATGGTCCCCAGACGTCTGAGCCTCCAGCTGAACCAAGCTTGTATGCAACAGCTGGGGATGATTCGGCCTGAAACGCATAAAAGGTTTGAAAATCAAAAGGATTATTAACATTGCCGGACCATTTTGTTATGCTATTTTTGAACGGCCCGCCGGATACTATGCTGACGCCAGAATCTAACAATCCGGTCTCAGTGGTCACGCCACCTGAAGTGACTGACTGCTTGAGCGGGCGGTCAAAATCAGCATTAAATACGCTGGAATCGTTTGAGCAATAAAATCCCATCAGCAACTTTTCACCATCGTCTACGTTGAAGCCTCCGCCTATCGATGAAGTAAAACGAGTTATGTCGCCAGCGCTTACGCCGACTTGTGCTGTATAGAGCAGGAAGTTCTTTGTGTAGACGTGGAGAGTTGCAGCCATTGCTAAAGCATGGAAAAGTTGAATAGTCCATCAGTGTGCCACTGCACAACTAATGCAGTGTTGGCCGGAGCTGACAGAGTTGCGCCAAAATCAATTTTGACAAGATCCCTAGTGCTAATGCGCAGGTATGCCGTATTGGCCGAGAGCGAGCCGCCTGTTGCACGCCAGCTGACATCATCTGCTTTTACAGTGGCAGTTCCACTTGCATAGCTATATCGCACATTGGAAAGAGCTTTGCCGCCAGTTGTATAGCCATTGCCATTTGCAATCTCCGTTGAACCATTAGCCAGGATTAAGCGTAAATCTGCCCAAACTGCTTGAGGTACAAAGCGAATAAGCTCCGTATCGTATCGCGTGATTACTACTGTCATTATGGACCACTATCAGTAAAGTCGCCAAGGTTTGGCTCAGTGGTTAGCTTAAAGCCACGCAGTAAAGCCGGCACCTCGACAAATACTCCAGGCTGTCCAGCCACTAAGCTGATGCTGAAGCCCAGTGATGCACCATTGGCTGCGCGAGCAAGACCAGCCGTTACTCCGATGGTGATGGTCGTTGTGAACGGCAGGATGTCCGCCGTAGGTGCCACGGAGCTGCTCAGCGTCACGCTGACACCATGGCTGCCGCAGGGATAATCCTCAACCGTTGGCGGCTCGGCATAGCTCCATGCGTACCCGCGCAGGGAGTAATCAGCCACGCTGCTCACGCCGCTCATCACCTCAGCCGGCAATCCAAAGTTGCCGTATGGCCCGCGGCGCGCCTGGTAGTGCAGCAGGATCGCCAACACCTGCGCCTCGCTCAGGCCGATGAACTCGAGCTGCAGCGTCGAGTCGATCAGCACGTTGGAATGCCGCACGCGGTTCTCCATGCCGTTCACGCCTTGGTAAGCCGTGTTCGGGTAGCTGCCAGGCGTGAACGTCCGGCTGCTTGGTACCAGCGCAGGGAAGGTGCTCATCCGTAGCTATCCAGGCCGTCGTCTGGATTGGTCACGGTGCCGCTCGCTGTGCCTTGAACTGGCACGTTGCCGATCAGCACCTCATCCGATGGCACCACAGCATCCTCAACAGCAGGATCAAGCGGTGCCGGTGGGTCGATCACTTGGATGTAAACCTCGGCAGGGATGGTTGAATCCGTCGCGCGGCCGGCATCAGCGTCGCAGCTGGGGCCGGTCTTGGCGGTATCCACCAGTCCAGCTGTATAGGGAACATTGGCCACCGCAACTGCCACGATGCTTCTTCCCAGCGTATCTACTGGATGGTGGATGCACTCGTAGCTCACCACACCTTCCAGTGATTTGCCCATGGTGACCACCTCATAGAGGAAGTCATGCACAGCCTCGCCAACGCCTACCGATGCGCGCGGCAGCTTGACGCGCACCAAGTCGCCAACGCTCACGCTGACGTTGTGCGCCTGGGGCCTTGCCTTGAACGTGACTGAGTGAGTGATGTTCACGCGGCTGGCCAGCAGGTAGGCGCCAAACCTGGCAGCGTGCATCCCGCTGGTGCAGAACTCGCTGAGGTCATGCGTCTCGATTGAGAGGTTCGTGCGTGCGGTGTCGGAGTAACGCAGCTCCACGGTGCGGATGATGCCGATGTCATCTTCTGCCTGCTGGCGCCACATCA